GAAGATGACAAAAAGAAAAAGGGCGAAGATGAAGATGAAGAGGATAAGCCAGCTTTCATGAAGGAAAGCAATGATGTTCTTACCTCAATTGCTGAGGAACTAGTTGCTCTTCAAGAAACCGAAGATAATTCGGCCATTCGTGCCTTCGCTGCTGCTTATCTATTAGAGCGTTATCACCGTCAGACAGAGGGTGAAACCTTTAATGCTGTAATTACTCGTATGCAGGAAAAGATCCAAGAAGCGGTTAATTCTGGTACTCTTAAAGTTTCTGGTGTTGATTCAACAGAACTTACAGAAAAATATGATGTTGCTCTTGGAGTTATTGAAGAACTTTCCACAAGACTTCGTAACCTTTCAGCTAAAGTTTATGCTGAACAGGAATTAGACAAGGTTGGGTTAAAGGGCGACAAAGATGCTCGCAAGTTAGTTGCTGAAGCTATCCGTACTTCCCCATCTAAGAAAGCAATTGATGAAGCCATTGCTGCTTTATCTCCAATAAAAGGTTTTAAAGCCCCAGAAGAAAAGAAAATTGAAGAATCTGTTAAGAAAGAGCTTCCTCTAAAGTCCGCCGAAGATGTTGCTGCAAAATTAACAGAGGAAACACCAAAATCTGCTGGTGCTGCACTTGCTCAACGTTTGTCCGAAAGTCTTCGTGGTTCACGTTCAACCAATTAAATAAACATATATCTTTAAGGAGTTATAACAATGTCAGAACAAAGAGTTACAGATATCATGGAGCAAGTCAACAAAGGACGTAATGTTCTTGCTGATGGTCCTTGGAAGGCTTATACAGATGGTTTAACCGGTTGGGAACGGTCAACCATGGCACAGCTTCTAGAAAACCAAGCAAAGCATCTTGCTGGTCTAGATGAAGATGTTAAGACTACAGCCATTGCTTCCTATGAAAAGTTCATTTTCCCCATGATCCGTGCGGTATGGCCTAACCTAGTTTCACAAGAATTAGTTTCTGTTCAGCCCATGGAAGGCCCAATTTCGATGCTATTCTTCCTAGACTTCACGGCTAATGCTGCTAAGGGTAGCGTAGCTGCTGGAGACGCAATCATCACGGCGCGTACCGGAATGCGTGAAGAAGCCCAGTACTACTCATCTGAGACAGTACAAGGGGAAACAATTGCAAATACTGGTTCTGGTCCTAATAACGGAACGTATACCATCACCAATTTCGCTGCTGACTACCTTCCAGTTCGTCCCGGAACAATGGTATTTAGTTTACAGCAAGGTGACGGAGAAAGAGTTACTGTTAGTGACGACGGCGCTGGTGGATTCGTTGCAACCGGTCCAGCCAACGTTACTGTTACTGGTGGTACACTTAATTATACCACGGGTGCCGTAGCCAATCTTGTTATTACTAATACTGGTTGGACAGCAGGGGCTGTTGATGATAGCTCACTATCTTACAGCTACAATTCTGAAGGTGGTGGAGCCGGTGGAGACACCGTTCCCCTTCTTGACGCCACACTAACGTCCACTCCGGTCGTTTCTCGCCCACAGAAGTTACGTGCTCGTTGGTCCGCCGAAGTTGCTGCACAGCTTAAGGCAATCCATGGTCTCGATGCCGAAGTTGAATTGACAGAAGCACTTGCACAGCAAATCCGCTTCTCAATCGACAACTTAATCATCAATGACCTTTATCGGATTTCTGGCGCTGGCTCAGTAACGTTTGACGCTAACCCACCGGTTAACGTTCCTTACTTTACTCACCAAATGTCCTTAATCAAGACCCTACAATCTGGTTCGAACAAAATCTTCAAGGCGACTCGTAGAGGGTTCGGTAACTGGATCGTTGCTGGCGTTGATGCTGCAACAATCTTTGAAGCCCATCCACTATTCGAATCTTCTGGAAATTATAACGGACCCGGAGTTGTATTTGCGGGTACTCTAGCCAACAAGTGGAAAGTCTTCAAGAACCCATTCCTAACGGGTTCTGCGGGTAATGAATTTACTGCCAACAAGTTCCTTATTGGATACAAGGGGCAGCAATTCTATGACGCAGGATACGTTTACGGACCATGGATTCCCTTCTTCCAGACTCCAACAATCATCCTAGACGACATGATGTTCCGTAAAGGGGTTATGACTCACTTCGGTAAGAAAGCCGTCAACGGATTGTTCTACGCAACAGGAACGATTGTCAATCCATAATGTTTGGAAAAATCTAGCCATGTAGATCTAACGGGGGCGTAATAGCTAATTACGCCCCCTTCTTTCTTATTGGAGTAAAAATGCCAAAAAGTACAGAATTTGACATGGGTGTGAAAACATCCAAACCCACAGCAACAACATTCGAACAAAGCCGTGAAGACGCATACCCCGATGAGGATTGGAGTCCAATAGAAGGCTATGAAGGCTTATACGCAATAAGCAATCTAGGCAAAGTCAAGAGACTAACTTCTGGAACCAACACTCATGCGGGCAAAATTTTAACCCCTATTATTAACAAAAAAACCGGATATCCATACGTTAAACTATGCAAAAACGGTAAGACAAGAAAGGCTAAATTGCATCTAATGGTTGCATCCGCTTTTCTGCCCCCTTCACCAGATCCAGATTTTATTGTTGAACATAAATCGGGTATTAAAACAGACGCTAGGGCTGAAAATCTAGAATACATTTCTAGATCAGAAAACACCAAGCGCGCAATTCGGATGGGGTTACAGAAGCTTTGTTACGCAAGTGACAACGGTAACTCCAAGCTTTCGAACGAGCAAATAGCTCAACTCAAGCAAGATAATGAAACAGGTAATTACACCCAAAAATTACTCGCTGAGAAGTATGGCATTAGTAGGACGTATACAAACTATGTACTAAATGGTAAATATAGATATAGGAAAAGTTAATGCAAGGTATTTATACAATAAAAAATACTATTAATAATAAATTATATATTGGTTCTGCTATTGATATAGCACAACGTTTTCGTACTCATAAATCTTGTTTAAAAAAAAATAAACACGGTAATCCAAAACTGCAATATTCTTGGAATAAATACGGAGAAGAAAATTTTAACTTTCAATCCGAAGAAATAATTGAAGATAAAAAAGATTTAATTTCTATAGAACAACAATGGTTAGATATTTTATGGAATGAAATAAATTTATTTAATATATGTCCTATAGCGGGTTCTTCTTTAGGAAGAAAGCCTTCCGAAGAAACAAAGAAAAAAACAAGTCTTGCTGTTAGCAAAGCCAAAACAGGAATGAAAAGAAAACCTTTTTCTGAAGAATTTAGAAAAAAATTAAGCTTATCCCACCTAGGAAGTAAGCGTTCTAAAGAAACTAAACAAAAAATGAGTATTGCTGCTTTACTACGCTGGAAAAAAGAAAAAACAAATGTCAAACATACGACATAAAGTTGGTCCGGTTGATAAGCGTTCCCCATTGGAAAAAGCATATAACGCATATGGAAGAGCCTTGGCTATGAAACCCGGTTTAGCTCCCCCTCCAACCCTTACGGGGGCAGGAGATACGGATCGGCCAGCCATCTGGCGCAAGGGAGAACTCAGCGCGTTCAGAAAAGGACTGAGAGGAGAACCATTGAAAAACAGTTTAGAACAAATAATTACTAATTTTTTAATGGAAGCATGGAAAAATCCAGTACACACAGTTCCTACCAAAGAACCAATGCCAAGAATTTCTCCTAAAACTCCTACGAGATCAGTTGCCCCAAGTGAAGCCGATGCCCGTAGCCGAGGGCCTGAACACGTCCCTGTTGCTAGAGAAACGGGCGCTTCGTGGCCAAGCACAGGTAAAGGTAATCTTAAAACACACAACAAAAAAATAGCTTCTAAAGCTATCAAAGAACCCGCACTTGCTAGAGTAAAAGTAAAAAGAATTCCTGATGCCGCCGCTGATGTTAAATATGGCGAACCCTCTAAAAGTGAAAGAGTGGCAACAGGACATACTTACAAAGATGTAGAAAAAGCACAGGCACAAGCCCATAAAGAATATGCCTTCGATCCTGAAGGGCATAGTTGGGATTCTGCTTTTGGAGCCTATGGGCCAAGAGTTGCCGATCTTCAAGTAGCTGTAAAGCATGGTATTGCTAGAGCCATTCAAACAGGACAACCTACTGATACATCCGACGTAGCTTCTAAGGCGAGAAAATTGGTTGGAGCTACAAGACATCATAGAGACACACTTGCAGCAATGATTAAAGGAATAAGAAAAAATCCTTTAACAAAAAGAGCTAAATAAAAAAGGAGTATCTAATGAAAATATCCCCGTTATTTAAAAATAAGATGCCTTACGACATTGACGTTCCCACGCCAAGTGGTGGAGGTAGAATAGTAAAGACAGGGTATTATGTAGCCGGAACTTATTACTACGATACCTTTAGACAAACAGGACTACTACAATTAATGCCTACTGATTATAATTATGATCCAAAGAAAATTGTATGCAGTTATAATTCAGATGGTAGTGAATTTCTTTGGCAAATTCAGAATCCTGTAAAGCCGTTTGTTCCAACTCCTGTAGTTGAAACAACAGAAGAAAAAGCCAAAAGAGGACGCCCTAAGAAAACTTCTTATGATGAATTAGAAGATTCGTTGAAAGAAGCTATGGCGGGTACAGGACAATTACTTCCTACTTCTTCTGAATTAGATAATCTTAATGCAGAAGAATTACGTAAAACTGCTGTTAAAGTTGGCGTGCCAGCTTTAGGTAATAGAGAAGAACTTATAAAGGCACTCAAAGTCAAATTAGGCGGTTAGTATGAAAAGAAAACTTCTGGAAGAAATAGTTAGAAAATTTATTGAATGTAATGCTAAAAAAATGAAGATGAAAAAAGTCAAAAAAGGATAAATTTCCATGGCTTTTACTGACATTGACCAATTAAAAAAGGATACGCTAGCCCAACTTGGTGGCGAAACCGTACCTGTTGAAATAGGTGATGACGGTATCCTTGCCTGTGGTCGGCGTACTCTAGAAGTTCTTTCTAGATATAAACCCCTAACTACCTTTGAAAGCTGGCAGACGCCAAAAAGTGGTATTCACGTACATGATTGCCCACCAGAAGTAAGGGGGATTTCTTCAATAGACTTAACTCCAACAAATATGGGTACACTTCAATCAATGAATATTGAAAGTGCCATTATGTCTGGACAACCAGTATTCTATTCAACCACAGATACTTATTTAGATATTCAATACTTCGATGAACGTCTTCGTTGGTTGAAAGTAGCCCAAAGAACTTTGGGTAGTGATCCTGATTATGAATATGTCAAGGATCCGGTTACTGGTATATGGTCAGTATATACATGGGGCGCAGTGCCTCTGTGGGTTACTATTAAATCTGTTCTGGAATACGATCCAAAATTTCAAAATATTCCACTTCATTTACAGAAGTGGGTTGCTGATTATTTCAAGGCCGAAGTAATGGAAGTAGTTGGACAGGTTCGTGGAAAATTTGTAAAGATCCCTGTAGCTGGTGGATTTATGAGTATGAACGGACCAGAATTACTAGCCAAAGCTGCTTCTGAAAAGAAAGACTTATTAGAATTCTTACAAAGCAGTCGTGCAGATCTTTGGCCCCGCTGGGCGTAAATTTTTATGAAAATTTGTAAGATTTGTAAGTTAGAAAAACAACTAATTGATTTTCCAATCAAAGCTAGTAATAAAGATGGCTATAACACAGAATGTAAAATTTGTCATAACCAAAAAACTAGAACACGTTATGCCACTAATCCAGAAAAGAAACTAGCTAAAAATAAACAATGGAAAGAAAATAATCTAGAGCAATTCAAAGTAATTTCTAAAATTTGTTGTAAACGTTGGAAAGAAAATAATCTCGAACGTTGGACAGAACTTAAGAAAAAATATCGTCCAAAAGAAAAAGAACAGCGCCGGTTTAAATATAATACTGACCCCTTATTTAAGCTCAACGAAATATTAAGAAATCGATTATATGAAACTTTATCAAGGCACCATAATTCTAAAACTCTTCTAAAGTATGTTGGTTGTTCCATACCAGAACTAAAAGAACATCTTGAAAAGCAGTGGCAAGAAGGGATGTCTTGGGCCAATTGGGGAGCGGAACATAACAAAGGGTTTCGCTGTTGGCACATCGATCACAAAATTTGTTTAGATAGTTTTAATTTTACCAACGAAGAAGAAATCAAAAAAGCTTGGCATTATTCTAATCTTCAACCGCTTTGGCAGAAAGATAATTTATCAAAAGGTAATAGACTATAATGGAAAGACGCACTTCTCATGCTGGTATTCCTTTACACACTGTAATTGATCCCGAAACAGGATTAAATATCCATGCTCATGATGCCGATCCAGCAATGGCCACAAGAGAACCAAGTCCAGCTAAAAATCTATCTCCTGCGGCACTAAGAATTATAGCTGGAAATAAAGGTATTAATACTGAATTACCTCATGGTGCAGTAAAAACAGCTAAAATGAAACCACCAAAATCAGCTAAATTAATGAATTCAATTAAAGCAACTGTTGCCGATCTTCTAGAAGGAATGCCTCCTGTAGATGAAGATACATTAACAGGTAACGTTGCTGTCATTCCTCTTCCAATGGGGCGTGGACATGATCTACGTAAAGAACCTTGCCCTTGTGGCTCTGGTAAACCAAAGGACGAGTGCGATTGCAATAAGCAAACTACAACCATGAATAGAATGACAAATATCATGGGGGGAAATGAACCGATTAAAGGCAATAGACTCCGCAAAATAGCAACTATTGCAGGGGGTTTATAATGCCTACTTCATATAATCGCCTTGTCCAACAATACATGAAACAAGGCATGAGCCAAGCTACTGCTGAAGAAAAGGCCACACAAAGGTATGCCCAACAAAATCACGGGCAAAAGCCCGCTGAACAACCTCGTAGACGCCGTAAGAACGAGGATTATTCTGCAATAATTGGTAATTTTTTAGAAGATGCTAAAACTGCTACAAAAATATCTAGGTCTTTATTTAGAAAAGGCAGAAGACAAGCAGCAATAGTAAGAGGTTGGGAAAAAAATCCGGAAACAGTTCCTGATACTTTAAGTCATAAAGATGTACGTTTTAATCAAGAGCTTGTAGGAAATACTTTTAGAAATGCTGCTTCTTTTGCTTTAGATGCTGCTGGTGTTCCACCGGAAACAAGAGTGGATCCGGTAGAGCAGGATCGGTTGGAAAGAGAAAAAGAAGATAGAAAATCATGGTATATGAGGGATGAATCTACTATGACAAAGAAGTTAAATGGTATTACAGAAGGATTCTTAACATGGCTTACAGGATTAGCTAGTAAAGGTACTCCTTATGGAGCCTCTGAAACTCCTCCTACCCCTCCAAAACAAACCGTTAAAGCAGCAAAAGCTGAAAAGACTCAATCTACAAGAGAACAGGGAGCTATGCAACATGCGGGTGTTACAAATATAGCTTCTTTAGGTTATCAAGAATCTCCCGCTTTTTATAGAAAAATTGCTGGAACAGGTAAACTAAATAAGGAAACAAGAACATCTGCTGAAAATTTAGGTGTATTACCTTCAACTAGGTTTAAATCTAAACTTGCTCCTACTAGACCTTTTAAGGATGCTCCAAAGGGAGGTCATTGGAGTAGTCTTACTGGATTACGTGTAGCTCCCGGTCATAATGAAACATTAAGCCCCGGCCAGTCCACAGCAGCTAGGGGAATGATAGATCGTCGGGATGTAGTGCAAGCGAAACACGATTTTGCTAAAACCTATACCGCCAATAGAACTGCTCGTTATAATAGAGCATATAATGCTGTTGAATCTTTAATGAATGCTATTGAGAATTTCTTGGCAGAAGAAAGAGCGCCGGGGATCGCCAAAGATCCCGCAACAAGAGCGAAAATACTTACTTTCATGCGTGCTAAAATTATTGGACAAAAAGCTACTGAAATTCCTCATCATAAAGAAACGGCTCCCGGTGCATCTTATGATGCTAATATAAGTAGTGGAGATAATTTTGAATTTAAGCCGGGAACAGCAGCAAGGTCACTATCTGGAAAAACGGATAAATCTTTAGAGCTTCATCCGGAAGGCCCAGAATGGAATCCTGCTTCTAGTTATAGAGAACCAAGAGCAACTAATTTTGTGGATGCTAGTGGAAAAGATGTACCAAAAGCTACTGTAGTTGGTGGGTTAACTCCTGAAAGACCGCCAGAGAGAACGGGAGTTACACACGTTTCTGGTCGAATGTTTACTAAAGGTACTGAAACAAGAATGTTTGCAAAATATGCTAATCAAGCTAGGGATATAGCCAATCTTCCAGCAACGGTTGAAAAGCGTAAAAATGAGTTCTTAACTGGTTTAGCTTCAAAACGTGGAAAGAAAACCATTACATATCCTGCTAAAAATAAAAAGGGTGATTTGGAAAATAAGACAACTACTGTTGATTTTTCTTATGTGAATCCTCAAGCAAAACAAAACGTGGACACTCCTCCTCCTCCGGCAGAATCTTCTTTTCAACGTCAATTAGCTACCCATTTAGCAAAAGCAGCTATGCTTAGACGTAATCCAGAAACACATATTTCTGATATACAAAAAATGGCTGCTAAATTTGGTTCAACAAAACCCAAGTAATAATCATGCCTGAACGTTACGAAGCCATCAGGGATTCTTGCAAGGCTAAGGGCGGGTCTGATAAGGCTTGCAAAACTAAAGCTGCAAAGATATTTAATTCTACCCGTGGCGAGGGCGAAGCTCCCGTTACGGGTAAGAGTGAAGCACTGGAAAATATAGTTTCTAATTTTTTAGAGAGCCATTCTGGTTGGGAAGTTGCTTCTAACACTTCAGACCCAAATTATTTTTACCACGTAACTCCAAGATCAAATACTAAAAAAATTTTAAAACACGGATTACGACAAGATTTAGCTAGACCTCAGTATAAAAGGGATAATTTTTTGGCTGATTTAAACAAAGGGCGAAATTATTTATTTCAAGTTGGTAGTCAATTTATGCAACCACCGCCTTTTGGTTGGAAAGCACACGTAGCAGATGAGCAAGGAATAGATGCTAATAAATTTATTACTATGCGAATTCATAAAAACATAGTTAATCAAGATAGTCTTAGCACAGATAAATTATATACTAATCCTCATTACGGTGCTCTTACAACTTTTCAAGATGTAAAGGCAAATCCAGAAGCTTATAAAAGAAATAAAGGCGAAGCTTTGGAACAAATTGTCACTAATTTTATAACAGAAAAGCGTGGTCCAAACGATACAGTTGATTGGGATAAAGCAGAACTTAAAGGAATAACTTTTAGAGCTATGGAAAGAATAGCTAGTAGGAAAAGTCAAGAAGCTTCTGATCGTATAGAACGAATACCAAGACAATCAGTAATGTTTAAGAATGCCGAAGGTGAAATGCAAAAAGGTTACACTTATACGGGCATAAATCAAACCAGAGTACATGCTACTTCTAATGCCAGTGCTGCTCTTGATAAAATTCGTAGGAATGCTCATTTGATGCAAATACCATTTACTGATCAAATCCCTTCTAATATATTACCTTTTAGAAAAAGAGAAGCTGTAGAAATTGTAAAGAAATATCTCATGGAAGTTAATGATACTCTTCATTCTTATGACCCCCTACTCCATACGCTTTCCAAGTCAGTAGGGAATAAAGTCTACCTCGTCGGTGGTCCCGTTAGGGATGCCTTAATGGGTAGAAAAAGCAAGGATACGGATGTAGTTACCATTGGTAAGGCCCAAAACCTTGTTGATAAGGGCTGGACAAATATCAAGAAAGACTTCCCGGTTTTTACCCACAAGGAACATCCCGGAGTCGAATTGGCCCTCGGTAGGGCTGAGAGGAAGACCGGAGAAGGCCATTCGGGGTTTGATTGGGGGGAAGCCCCGGACCTTGAAACGGATTTAAATAGACGGGATTTTACAGTCAATTCCATGGCCTATCATCCAGAGCATGGGATTATAGACCCTCATGGCGGACGTAGTGATATTGAAAAGAAAACCCTTCGTCATGTATCGGATGCTTTCGGTGAAGATCCTTTAAGAACTTTTAGAGCAGGAAGGTTTGCTTCTCAATTAAATTTTGATGTAGCTCCTGAAACCATTGCTCAGGTACAAAAAACACATAATGAATTACCTAAGTTATCTAAAGAACGAGTACGAGATGAAGTTCAAAAAGCTTTAGCTGCGAGAAATCCCCGTAAATTCTTTGATACGCTTAGGACAACCAAATCTCTTTCCCACTGGTTCCCGGAGATAGAAAAAACAATTGGCGTTCCGGCTGGTCCTGCCAAGAACCATCCAGAGGGTGATACCTATACCCACTCAATGCTGGCATTACAGCACGCTGCGGATAAAGGTTATGACATCCCTACCCGTCAATTAGCTTTGGTACATGACTTGGGTAAGGCTGAAACTCCCCCAACCGAATGGCCTAAACACCATGGACACGAGAAGAGAGTTGAACCCGCCATTAATATGGCTCAAAGATTTGATTTAGGTAAGGGAACAGAACGGCAATGGGATACTCATATTCGACATCATATGATGCCTATGCATGATATGCCACATAGACCGGGAACAACGGTTAAATGGCAAAAAGCAGTTAAGAATTTTGCCGAACCTCATCTTAATGCTATATCGGCAGATTACCATGGACGGGGAATTGAACGTCCTCCATTTACTGCGCTGGATACGGTAAGGAAGGAATTTCAAGCTGTGAAAGATACCAAAATTGAACCCGGTACTTCTCCGGATAAGATACACCAGTTACAAGCCCAAAATGTAAGAGCATCTAGAAATAAAGAAGAAGCTTGGGATAATATAAATAATCTTGTTGAAGGCGCGCGCCATACATACTTCAAGAAGCGCCTAAAAGAATTAGGTATGTATGATGATGATTCTGATTATGATGGCCATATTGGAAGGGCTGTAGAACAGCTTTCAAATAGATTTGAAAAACAAGGACATTCTGGTATGTCTGCTGCTATGACTGTTGGGTTATGGAAACAACTTCACGATGAATGGGCAAACCCAAAACAAAGAGAAAAGAATAGTAAATCTAAAAATAAACCAAAAAAGAAAAAGAAACTAAAAGAAAGTTTAACTTTTATAATTAAGAAGTATTTGACTGAATTAAAGATGGCTGATTTTACTGTTCAGAAAGTTTATCAACCAAAAGATGTTCCAAAGGATGATACATTACCTACAACCGTAGATTATAATCCTAATTCTACTCTTAATATTAAACCAAAGAAATTAGCAACGCCTCCTATTGAACGTTTAGTCAAGAATGATTTTGCTGGTGGGATATAATGCCTGTTATTTTTGGGCCGAAAGACATAGCGTTCTTTCAGCAAAAGAACAAAGAAATCTATAAGAATTACTTTATGGAAGTGGAAGTGTACGAACTTGTAACTGAACCATTTGATAAAGTTTATGGCGAAGATTCCAATAAGAGGTATAAAGAACCGTATAAAATAAGCGCATATATTCCGAGTTTACCGGGTTGGGATGAAAAATTGACGAGATTTGGATTTGATGAATCTCGTGAACTTTTTATTTTTTTTAGTTTGGACCTATTAGCTCTTGAAAATAGAGAGTTACCTGATGTTGGTGATAGAGTAAAAATACAAAATGACTTTTATACTATTATGCAAAGTAACCCTGCTGATTTCGGATCAAATTTACAGATTCCTATGACTCATGCGTGTAAACTAGAACGTTACCGCCCAGAAAATCCTAAAGAATTTGAGGGTGCGGTATATAAAGAGTATTAATTATGGCTAAACAAATTTCCATGAGAGAATTAGGGGAAATTCTTGAATATGGTGGTGCCCATACAAGACCCTTTCCTCATTGGCGTCCTACGTTTCTTCATTTTGAAAATAAATATCTGACAATTGAAGAACGATGGAGTGAGAAATTAGAAGAAGCTAATGCCGAAGCTATTGAAATATATAATAATGAGGAAAATAAAGTAGAAACAGCAGGGGAATCTACATTAGAAACTAAACTTAGAACTTTTGAAGACATATTTAATTCATTATTAGAATCTAAATATAAACAACTTTTTAAAGAACAAGAAAAAGAAATAATGGAAGAAATTAGAGAAGAAATAGTAAATAGAATAATGACTAATTTCTTTGAATATAAAAATGACCCAAAATATGCAAAATGGAAAATAAAAGTTGGTGGGGGAGAAGTTCCCTTAGTTTTAACGGGAGCATACGTTCAAAGTATAGAAGTAGTAGAAACAGAAACAGGTTATATAGTTCAAATAGCAGATAAAATGCATCCAGAATTTGTTGATGCAAGTGGAACATAAATGAGCGATAGCACAGGACTTGGACCAGCAGCAGCCGTAATTGGTTTTTACCAATATGATGAAGCTTTACAGAAGTTTTTAACGTTAGACATATACCCAGATCCAAATGATCCGGATGAAAAGAAAAAAACTACAATAATTCCTATAGCTGGTCCTCCCAGAGCGGAATATGCAACCCAAGAAAAAATAGATGGTATTCCAAAAGATACCATTGAGCCAGATCGTTTAAATCAAACAATTAAATTGCCAGCAATGGCTTTAAGTAGATTAGACTTTGTTTTTAAGCCAGAAAGATGGACTAAGGCTAAATATAGAAAATTAGCTATGAGTGAGGATGGGCGTAGAGTCATTCAAAGCGATGAACCAATGCCTTTTGATGTTATGTATCAGCTAGATATTTGGACTAAATATCGTAGCCAGATGAATCAAATAATTCGAAAATTAGCCTTGAAGTTTATGGCCAGAGAAATTTGGCTACCTGTTAATTTAGGTGGTCCTTGGGGTTCTAGGTCTATACCGATTCAATGGATGGAGGGGCCAAAAGACCTAACGGACCTTGACCACGGTAGTCACGGGAAAATGGAAAGAAAAATTCGTAACGTTGTCACGCTGGTCATGAGAGCTTGGATAATGCCCGATCCTACGTCTATTCCGACCGTCAGAGACGTTACTTATACTTATTACCTACAGGAACAAGGTCCATTAACGTGGCCTACCGAGGGCGAAACTATCCCTCTATCTTCGTGGTCTATGATTAAACAGGTAATTGTTGAGTCAGATGTTGGAGAAAATCCGGAAAATGAAAACCCATAAGTGATTGAATTCTCAAATGTTTTATTCATATACTAATATTTATCAGACATATTAATAGGGATTTTGTATGCGGAGTAATAAGAAAATACAAGAAATTCAAGATATCGTGAATAGTATTGTTAACGTTATTCTAACTGAGGGTGACGTTAGAGGGATGCAAGCTGCACCCATGCCCACCGAACTCGGTGTGCCTAACACTGGCTCCGGAGCGAATCCCCAAAAACCAGTAGCAATTGCCGACACGGGCAAGAGTACCAAAGGTGATAACGATAGCGGAACGACTGGAAAAGGAAAGAAAATCGGGGGAACAGTTAAATTAGGTAAAAGTCCCGCCGAAAAAGTAGATGTCTCCGCTAGCCCTCTTGGAGTCTATGACGCTAAACACGAGTCAGTCGTAGACGATAAGAAAAAAGAAGGCGAAGAATCAATTAAAGACGACAAAGAAGAAGCTGGTTTTCCAGCTAATTTAGAAGAATTATAAGTAGATAATCAACACAGATAATAACAATTAAAATACAGGAGAATAACATGGCAGTATTTTTAAGCCCCGGAGTTTATGTAAGAGAAATTGATCTCTCTTTATATGTACCAAACCTTTCTACAACGGCTTTGGGGTTAGTAGGACTAGCAACTAAAGGTCCAATTAACGTTCCAACCTATATAACAAATCCTGTTCAATTTGCTACTACTTTTGGAGATCCGGATACTGACTTCATGGGGCCATATGCTGCTTTACAATATCTCCATAGCGGTCGTCAGCTTTGGTATGTACGTGTTTCTGAATATTCTGGTCAGGATACCTATGCGGCAGTTGCTGCCTCTACGGGTAGTAACATTACAGAATCGGCTACACAGGCATCAGTTACAGGTACAACAAATAC